AAATGCCAGCACGATCCACAAAAGCTGGTCGTCCGCCGGGGTGGGTTCTTCGTCTTTGTTCATGCTTCCCTCGCTTTCAGCATTGCGTCTGCCACCTTGTAGGCCCGTGCAGCAGCCCAAGCAAAATCATTCTCATGTATGCCATCAGTCATGTCTGCCGCCATAGCTCTAGCTGCAAAGTAATCTCTCAGGGTCATGCCTGTGCTTTCGGCGTTGGCGTAGTTGTCGCTGGTGACGGGAAACGCTGGCCTTGTGTTTTTCTTGCTCATTTGATAATTCTCCGAAAAGCATTGCATCTAATGCATTTGTACATACCTTGGCCCTCTATGGGCTCCCACATGTGTTTGCAATCATTCATTCCAATGTTCCTTCTTTCATTTGGGTTAGATAAGACCTGATTCTTTCCTTTGCACCCATGCCATACATTTTTTCTGATCTTTCTAGCATTCCTCTAACAAACTCGTTGTCTTGTGTTGTTTGCCAGGATCTGAAAATTACTCTTGCTTCACCTTGTTCGATTTGAACTCGGTCACCCTGATTTGATTGTTTTTTTCTGTACTCGTACATCAGTGATTACCCTGATCGTGTGTGGGGCCAGTTAGGAAAGAACATAGTGTCATCACCAGCTCTCTCCAAATATTGCTGTGCATCCAAATGAAACCAAAGCTTGATAGTCGGTTCACCGTTAGCAGATCCCTCATAATTCCTTTGCTTACGGCAAAACAACATCTGGTCAGCATCATGAAACTTCGCTGATGCAGGACCAATATCTTTGACTTCGTCCTCTTTTTCCTTATTTCTCCAAACCATCCAGACATTGTCCACAAGGTCAACAATCGCACCTGATCCTTTGGTGTCGTACTTGTTGGGGATAGCATATTCGTTCGATGGTTTACGCAAGTGGTGAACCAAGTGAATATGGACGTTGTAATCACGAGCAATGTTAATCAGCTCAGATACAAAGTTCTTTTGACCTGACATATCGTCTTCACCCATAACGCAAGTGGCTAGGTTATCAATAAAGATGTGACCAATACTTAGCTCCTTTGCACAATACCTGCACATGCCAATAATCACATCCTGGTCAACTGCACCCATTTGGTCGTACAGCCAAAGCTTGTCATCAGTCCAATAACTGAACTGGTCAAACAGGTCGTCAATGGATTTAAAACCCTCATCAGTCTGAAACTCAGGAGCCATAGGGTTCATCCCTATCCACATCCTTGCCATACGCTGTAGCGTAGTGACAGGCTTCATCTCGAAAGACGCAATGGCTACCTTCTCACCTTGGCCCATCAAGGACAAAGCAATCTGAGAGGTCACCAGTGACTTGCCTGAACTGTTCTGTCCTGCCCAGATGGTCACTTCACCCTTGCGAAACTCGAAGTTGTCCTTCTGTCCGTACCAAGGCAAAACGATGGGGTTCACCGACTTCTTCAATCGGAGCTTGTTTTTCAGTGCTTCAGAATAGATGAAAGCACTCTTGACCTTTGCCTGAGCGTCAGTCTCTTTCATGTAAAGAGCAAAATCAACTGTATCTTTGTTGATAATCATTTTCGTATGCTTGTTTAAGTGCTTGTATGTGCTTGTATGTGTATGTCAGACCAACCTGTCTGCATCCAGTGTGGAGCATCAGGAATCAGCACACAACTAGTGATAACCCTAGCTTTTGCACTTTTTGCAAGTAAAAACAGTGTTTTCGCTCTTGTCTCTGAAAAACTACTAATGCTCACAATCAAGTCAACACAAAAACGCAAGTCGATGTCGTATAGCTCATCACCGTAAACACTGATAGTGGGGGTTTCACCAAAGAGATGCCAATCATGGCTGTTCAAGGACCTGTGGTCTTCAATGGTGACTGCTTGAGGAGCTTTGCCGTACATCCTCATGTGAATGAGTGGTTGATGGCCTTTCATCGCATTGCAATCCGTTTAGTCCGTTCAGCTTGTTCTTCAGGGGTGAGTAGTCTTTGGTCTGCTGGTCTGCCAAGAGCAATGTTGGTTGCTCGTTCAGCAGGGGTCAATGGTTTGACAAAGCCTGTTCTTGGGGCAGATTGTCTACGCACCCAATTTCTCCATGTTGCTTCCCAATCAAGCTTCACACCTTTTTGTCCAGGTTGAGCAATCCAATAATCTTTAAACTGGTCAAACGTGTTTTGCAAATTAAGTTCAGGTCTTGTTTGTAAGCAAAAATCAGCCCACTCTTTTGGATAAACAAAGTCTGCTGGCAAACGCGAACCGCGATTGCTTATCTGCCTCTTTTCCGTCTTTACCTCTCTCTCTGTCTCTCCCTCTCTCTCTGTCTCTGGGATAGCATCTTGATAGCTATCTGCTAGCACTCCGCTAGCAAGAACAAAAAAACCTTTATCAATCAACGGCTTAATGCCATCTTGATAGTCTTTAGGTGTGATGTGCAACCGAAACACTAGCTCATCCAATGAGCCATCAAAAGTACCGTCTTTAGATTCTGATGCTAGCAACCAAAGCAAAGGTGCAAGCGCCTTGCTAGCAAGTGGCAAGCATATAAACATACGGTCGTTAAGGAGGTCACGATGGAGTTTGATCCATGGTGGGCAACGGTCTTTGTAATGTTGAAAGACGGCCCAATTTTTTGGCTGTAAAAGCATATTCGCACCTTACTTCATCGGTTCACTTCACTGAAGAAACATTGGCAGGACGGTGAAGAATCGTCTTTTCAGGAGCTACCCTAGCCACGTTTCAAATAACTATATCACTTTTTCACTTTTTTGGCAGTCTTAGCCGATTTCTTAAAGTCAGCAGCAGATGGTGCACCCTTGCTCCCAGGCTTACGCATCTTCTCTTTAGAGCCAGCTTCAATGCGCTCACGTTTAGCATGAATGTTTGCATACAGTCCTTGTTTCACAGTTCACTCCTGTGGTCTGTCATCCAACGATCAAGGCGAGTCTCGAACTCACGGTCACGCTGTTGTTGATCTTGATAAGCACTGAATCTTGCCATTTCTGACAAGCCCATATGGTACTCACCGTTTTCATCTGGTGTCAAACCAGCTTTAGGAAATTCTGCCAATGCGTTAAAGATCATTTTGCACCTGCTTTTGAGTAAATTTTAAGCTGTTTACGCTCAGTACTCTTAGCTACAGCAAAAAAGTTCATGGTTGCTTTTTCTGTTGCTGTGAACAAGGACGGGGTTTTTTTTTGCCAATCAAATGGCGTTGGTTTGGTAGATTTCATGCATCTCCTTTAGTTGACGTTTGCTAGCGATTTGTAGTGCTGTTGCCAGTGAAGCAACAATACCAGCTTCTAAGTCATCTGGACGCAGCAACGGTTCCAGACGGTCTGTAGCCTGAACAATAAGTTCATAGGCCAATTGGTGTTCAATGATGTTAGGGTGGCTCATAGGGTGAGCCTACATCAAAAAAAACAAAAGCACACTAGGGAAAACACCTATACAAAACATATAAAAAGCCTGATACATTCACACCCTGCTTAACAAAAAGGAGATACAAATGAATGTTCAAGCATTGAAAACAGTCAGACGACTGTACTGCGTAGAGGGTGTGCCAACACACACACAACGTCATAACTGCCTTCAGTGGGTACGGTCCTTACGATTTTTAGGAAACAAATGGCTTTTAGCAACTCCCTTAGGCAAATTATGAACAACGTCATCCAAACAACTTTTGCAGGAAAAAATCCTTTTACTCATCGCAAGCCCAAAGAAGTTGACATCACTACCTTGCGAATCAGTACTGATCAACCAAAAAAGCGTATAGCAAGGTTTTACAAGTACGACTCGTTGTTTAAAGAGCTAGAAATAGGGAAATCCCTATCTTGCAAATCAGAAGATTGCGATAAGGTTGCCCAGGCACTTCGCTCTTACGTCAAACGGTGCAACAAGCCTTGGGCCATCAAGGGTCAGGCTTACTACACAAAGACAACAGGGCGCATCTTCGTATTGGAAAAGAAATGAGCCAACAAGAATTTTATGAAACAGTCCAACGTCAAGAGGAACACATGAAAGACTTTTTAGAACAAGCGAAAGAAGATCTCAGGGGTGTGGAGTACTGCCCTTACTGCTTAGAGCCTCGCAATGACAAGCGCTCATGCTGCGAGGAAAACCACTTCATCAACTTTGAAGACTTTGATGATGACACTCAAAAAGACATCATTCAAGATGAA